TGGGTGCGCATGGTATTCGTCAATCACCGCCATGTGCGTGTTCAATCCATCCTGTTTGTTTGGATTCCATTCAAGGGGTTTATACAAATTTTGTTCGTGGATGATTCGTCGGTTGTTGACTGAATTGTTCACAACGACCGCATCTTTCAACCAATCCGTGTTTTGGGCCATCCGAACCGATTCGCCAAACACCATCATGGCTTGATCCAACTTTGTTGCGGCGGAATATATTTGCGCACCGGCTTCATCGTCTGCGATAAGGCCGTACAACATCACCGCGGATGAAAATGTCGATTTCCCGTTTTTTCGTGGAACTTCAACATATGCCCGCGAAAACCTCCGCGATCCGTCCGGATTCAGGAACCCGAACAAATTCCAAATGATAAACGCTTGCCATCCTTCCAAAATGAATTTTTTGCCGGCATGCTCACCGGTGGTGTGTTCTAATTCTTCAATGAAATTGATGGCGTGTTGTGCATAGCCAACATTGAAATCAAAACGCGTTAAATCGTCGATGTATCGTTGACACGCTTGTTTTACTAACTCGCACGCATGGATTTTGCCATCCAACACATCCAACGCGTAATTGTGCGCCTTTGAATTATCGATTTGATTTTTCAATGACTTTCAAATTGTCTTTGGCGATTTGTTCGTTGCGATAAATAAACGGCAATTCAAATTTGTCGAAAATGCAAATATCACCATTTTTGTGGCATGGTTTGAATGATACACCATCATGGCGTTCGATTGTCCAACAATTGCCGTTTCCGACAATTCGATATTTTGGTTTTACCGGTTTGTCAACCGCAATTTCAAAACCTGGTTTGATTTCCTTTTTTTTCATGATTCAATTTGTTGTTATGCTGATTTTGATTTAAGTAATTCTAATTTTGACACCGGCTTCGCATTGGTGTTTGGCGAATCGGTTCGGATGGCTCAAAACACCGATTGGTTGAAGGATGCGGTCGTTGTGAACAATTCGGTGAACAATCGCAGAATCATTCACGAACAAAATTTGTATAAACCCCTTGAATGGAATCCAAACAAACAGGATGGATTGAACACGCACATGGCGGTGATTGACGAATACCATGCGCACCCAAATGATGAACTTTACAATGTTATTTTCAACAGTATGGGCGCACGCCGTCAACCTTTGTTGTTTACCATCACAACGGCCGGATTCAATCGTGAATCGGCGTGTTACCGCCATCGTGGGTATTGCACCAATGTTTTGACCGGCGCAATCAAAGATGATGCATTGTTTTCCGTGATTTACACTTTGGATGATGGCGATGATTGGATGGATGAAAAAGTATGGGCCAAAGCGAATCCGAATTGGGGCGTTTCAGTTTACCCACGCAAATTGCAACAAGCGTTGACCGAAGCCAAAGAATACACATCAAAAGAAGTTGAGTTCAAAACCAAATTGTTGAATGTGTGGACGGATACGGAACAAACATGGATTGCCGACAATATTTGGAAACAATGTGACGCGGATGATGATTTGGATGGTGAATATTGTTTTGGTGGATTGGATTTGGCATCAACTGGTGATTTTTGCGCGTTTACTTTGTATTTCCCGCACAATCACGCGGTGCGAACATGGTATTTTTTACCCGAAGAAGCGGTCAAAAAAAGAAATGACGCAGCCGGGCAAGCGATTCGCGAATGGGTGGCCAAAGGTCACATCATTGCAACCGATGGGAATGTCACCGATTATGGATTCATAAAAGCCAAAATTTGTGAACTTGCCACAAAATTCGACATTAAGGATGTAGCATTTGACCGTTTTAACGCTTCGCAGCTGGTAATTGAATTGCAAAACGAAGGGTTGACCATGTTTCCATTTGGTCAAGGTTTTGTAAGTATGTCAACGCCAACAAAGGAATTGGAAAGATTGGTTAAGGATGGGAAATTGCGTCATGCCGGGAATCCGGTCACGCGATGGATGATGTCAAATATTTTGTTGCGCACCGATCCGGCCGGCAACATTAAAATTGACAAAGGCAAATCAGGTGACAAAGTGGATGGCCCGGTTTCCATTGTCATGGCATTAGGAACGGCAATGCAATCCGCATCAAAAGAAAACAATTCCGATTTTTGGTTTGTAACTTTGTAAAAAATTGAACGACAATGAAATCCGATGCATGGTTGACCTACATTGACGAATTCATGAATGAATACTATCGTGAGTTACCAAATTTTAAGTCATACAAAGATTGTTATGAAGCAATCGAAGAAAGACACAAAGCCATTTTTGACCGGCCGCGATTTAGTTCGTACACCGTTTTTCGGTCAATGTTGTCGCGTTGGCTGAAAACAAATAGATAATGTTGCAAATGTTAATTCACAAAATAATAAATTCGCCCCATGCAGTTTAGCATAAAAAGATTATTTCAAGGAAAAGGCGTTGAAAAACGGTCATCGTTGGCATATCCAACGGAATGGTTGGTCAATTCCTTGAATAGCGTGTTCGGCTATCAAACAAAATCAGGCCAGGCAGTAAACCCACGCACGGCATTAAGCATTGCCAGCGTTCACGCATGTGTTCGCGTCATTGCGGATGGTATCGCCGGTTTGTCATTGAAGTTGTATTATGACGATGGCAAAACGCGTGAAACAAAGATGGTGCATTACACAACACCGGTTTTGAACGAACCAAACCCATATCAAACAAAATTCGATTTCGTAAAATACATGGCATCGGATTTGGCATTGCGCGGGAACGCTTATGCGTTCATCAATCGTGATGCAAGATATTTGGCCGTGGCGTTACATCCGATTTGTCCTGATTATATCACACCGGTGATGCAAGACGGCCAATTATTTTACCATTGCACCGCAAAGGGATTCCCAAACACTATTCCCGCAACCGACATGTTGCATTTCAAAGGACAATGTTTGGACAATCCGTTGGTCGGTGTTTCACCAATTGTTTTGCATGCCGAAACATTGGGCATTGATTTGGCCGCGATTTCCGGAAATGCCGGCGTGTTCAAAAATGGCGTGTTGAAATTCTTATTGACATCGGATTCCCAAATCAAACCCGAGCAAGCCGGGCCATTGAAAAAGGGATTGGATGATGTTATTGATGGCGGTGCGCGATCCGCGGTTTTGCCAAACGGCGTGAAGATGGAACGATTGTCATTATCACCCGAAGAAGCACAATATCTTGAAACACGGAAATTTGATGCCGAAGAAATCGCCCGCATCTTTGGCGTTCCCGCATCAATGATTGGCGCAAAGGAAGGTATCAAATCCAGCGTCGAGCAGGAGTACCAAGATTTTTACATGAGAACCTTGATGGCTTATGCAATCAACATGGAACAAGAATTGGCGCGTAAATTGTTGACCGAAGTCGATAAAATGACGCATTATTTCCGATTCAATTTCAATTCTTTGTTGCGTGCATCAGCAAATGACCGCGCGGATTTTTACAACAAAGGCATCCGCGGTGGATGGTTGAGCAGAAACGAGGCACGCGAATTCGAAGACGCAAACGGATTTGAAGGTGGTGACGAATATTTGATTGAAACCAATTTGATGCCATCATCAAAAATTGATGCCTACATGGATGCAAAGATTGAACAATTGATGGCAAGCGCAGACAAAAACAACAACCCAAACGGGGTAAATAATACAGAAGTCATTTAACATGAAACAAGAACGCAGAACCATCACCGGAACAGTTCACGCACGCGCCATTGGCGATGGAATGCCAAAGGAAATCGGAGGCATCGCGGCCGTTGTGAATAGCGTCACCGATTTGGGCTATTTCGAAGAAGTCATCACCCCAGGTGCATTTGATTACGCATTGTCGCGTGAATATGACATCCGTTGTTTGTTCAATCATGAAGCGGAATTGATTTTGGGCCGTACAAAGGCCGACACATGCAATGTGTTTGTCAATGCCGATGGAAATTTGGAATATACATGGATTCCGGATTATGAGAACCCAACGCACATGTCGGTGGTTCGTTCAATCATGCGTGGTGACATTACGCAATCATCATTTGCGTTCACCATTAAGGAACAAACATGGACGGATTCCACCAAATACGGAACAATGGGCAAACGCACAATCACAATGATTGATGAATTGTTTGATGTGTCGCCCGTTACTTATCCGGCATATGCAGAAACCGAAGCCGATGCGCGTTCAATCATCAAAATGCGCGATGAAGAATTGCAAATACAAGCCGCAGAACAATCACAAATTGACGCGGACATTTTGAAAGTTGCGTTATTGCGTTACAAAAACCTATAAAAACAAAACAATATCATGAATAAAATTAAAGCATTAAAAGAAGAACGCGGCCGTTTGCTTGGCGAATTGTCAGCGTTGCAAACCACCATTGAAAAGGAAGCCCGTTCAATGGCAGAAAGCGAAACCAACCGTTTGGCCGAAATTGAAGCCCGTTTAGGTGCTATCAAAGCCGAGGTTGAAACCCTTGAAAAGTTGCAAAACCTTGCTGCACAAGCCGCCGGCCATGTTGCAAGCCGTAGCGAAGAAAAGGAAAAAGAAGCCATGAAAGAAAATTATTCTTTCAAACGCGCAATGGAAATGGCAATCACCGGCCGTCGCGATGGTGTTGAAGCAGAATTCAACCAAATGGCCGCCGCAGAATTTCAGCGTTCAGGCGTAAGCGTAAGCGCGCATTCAATGAAAGTTCCATCTGAGGTTTTCAAACGCGATATGAGCGTAACCGGTGGAACATCAGGCAGCGAAGGCGGTGTCAATGTTCAAACCAATGTTGGAAGCATCATCGATGTGTTGTTGCCAAAAACTGTTTTGCGTGGTTTGGGCGTTCAGCAATTGTCAGGTTTGGTAGGCAATTTGGACATGCCAACCGCATCAACCGTTCCATCTGCCGGTTGGAATACTGAAAACGGAAGCGCGACCGAAAAGTCACCCGCATTCAGCAAAATCACTTTCAGCCCTAAGCGTTTGGCCGCCTACATCCAGGTGTCAAATCAGTTGATGTTACAATCTTCAAATTCAATTGATACCTATGTACGCAATTGGTTGTTGAACGCAATGGCACAGTCATTGGAAACCGCTGCAATCAAAGGTGGTGGATCAAACGAGCCAACCGGTATCATCGCAAACAGCAGCGTCAATGTAACTTATGCCGGTGGTGCATCTTCAAACAGCACAAACGCCAACGGTATCGCACCCGTTTGGGCCGATGTTGTGAATTTGATGAAAGCCGTTGAAAACGCAAACGGTGAAGGTGTTGCATATTTGACCAACCCAAAGGTGAAGGCAGCATTGCAAACAATTCCCCGTCAGGCATCAGGCGTTGAAGGTAATTTCATTTGGCCCGCCGGTGGTGCTGAATTGAACGGTTACCCCGTTGCCACATCAACTTTGGTTCCATCAAACTTGTCAAAAGGTACATCATCAACTTTGTCAGCCATGATTTTTGGAGATTTCAGCAAAATGGCCGTAGCATCTTGGGGTGGTATGGAATTGACTGTTGATCCATATAGCGGTGCAACCGCCGGTTTGACCAATGTTGTGTTGAACGCTTATTTGGATTGTAACTTGTTGCAACCAACCGCATTCGCCGTCTGCAAAGACATCGTTGCGTAATAAATTGCCCGTTTGGGGGCATTAAAGTTCCAAACGCGGTGGGTGAACTTGATTGTGTCGCCCACCGGCCATGAAAGTGAAATTTTTGATTAACCCAACCGGCAAATTTAATTTGTCGTACAACATTGATGAAATCGTTGACATGGAATCCAAACAAGCGGAATTGTTGTTGGAGGCCGAAGCGGTTGAATTGGTTGTTGAAGAAGTTATTGAAAAGCCAAAGGCAAAGAAAAAACCCGTTAACCCTGAAACCGCATTAGACGCGGAATAATATCATGTTTGTTGCACGCAATTATACCGCATTTTCACACGCCGCAACCGATTATTTGTCGGTAGCAGATGCCAAAACGCATTTGCGCGTGACATCGTCATCAGATGACACCTACATTGCGGGTTTGATTGCAATGGCGTTGGATGCATGCGGTCAATATTTGGGCTATTCAGTACGCAAAGGAACGGCCAAATATGGATTTGATGGATTCACCGGCGCACCGGCCTTGATTAACCCCGTGAACGGGTTGAACATCCCATCCGGCAACTATTTTCGCATCAATTCACGCGTGTTGGCGGTTAATTCCGTGTCATATGTGAATGATTCGCAGACAATCACCGCATTTGATTCCGCGGATTGGATAAGCGCACCAAATCCAATGGGTTTGTTTTCACGCAACATTTTTGTTGAAACCGCGCCAACATCAATCACGGATGATGTCATCAAATACATCGTTGAAATCACCGAAGGTTTTGAATTGGCCAGCGCAACCGGCGTGAATCCGGATACATTGTTTCCCGCATCCATCAAACACGCGGCATTGTTGTTGATTGGTCAATATTATGATAATCGCATGGCCATCACGGTTGGTGTTCAAAACAATCCAATCAATTTTGGTTTTCAATATTTGTTGGATCCGTACAAAATTAGCGTCATATCATGAACCCCGGATTGATGGATGAATTGGTAACGGTGGAACAGTTCACCACAACCACGGATTCAAACACCGGGGAAAAGTTGCAATCATGGTCAACCTATTCAACGCCGTGGGCCAGGATTCAAGAAAGTGAATCGGGTTCAGAATCCGTTGATTCCGACCGCCGTGAAGCAAAACAAACCGTGACATTTTCAATGCGTTACGATTCGGGAATCAACCCCAAAATGCGCATTGTTTGGGAGAATAAATATTACAACATCATCAATATTGCGGATTTGGAACGCCGCATGTATTTACGAATTCAAACCGAATTGGTGCAATGACAAAAACAACGGCATATTTTCAGCAAAACAAATTGGCGTTGGATGAATTCCGCAATTTGCAGATTGATTCGCCTATCATGGGCCAATTTATCGAGCAAGCGGGCAAAATATTCATTACATTGGCAAAGGCGAAAATCAATGTCAAAACCGGCAATTTGCGCAATTCAATTGGATTCATCGAGCGTGATAATCGTGGCAAAGGCCGCGCATTCCGTTTGATTGGTGCGCGAGTGTATGGGCCTTACAAGGGTTTTCACGCGCATTTGATTGAAGAAGGAACGGCAGACCGTACACCAAGCCGCAAAAAGAAAGTAAGCGCAAACGGCGAGAAATATGGCAAAAACATTGGGCCGGCAAAACCATTCATGCGCCCGGCATTTGAGGCGGGAAAGACATTATACATTAGCGCAATGGAAAGATTGGTATCAAAACATTTAGAAGAAAAGGCCAAACGGGCCGGATTCAAAACCAAATAAAAAAATAAAAAAATAATATCATGGCAAGCACAGGAATCACAAACGGCACGCTCATCGCAATCTACAAAGAAGTGGCCGGAACATTGACCAAAATCGCAAATGCGACATCAAACGATTTTTCAATCACCAAAGACATGATTGAAACCACCAACAAGGATTCAGCGGGTTCAAAAGAATACATCGCCGGCGAATATGGTTACACCATGAGCGTTGAAGGTATGTTCGAAGAAGATGCAAGCGTTGGAAGCGGAATCAGTTGGAAAGAAATCATCACCGATTTGTTGGCCGGAACATCCGTGACCATCGTGATGACATCAAATGTTTCAGGTGATTTGAAGTTGAGCGGAAGCGCATTTTTCAACGAATTGAATTTGACCGCCCCCCACAATGATGTTGCGACATTTACTGCCAGCATTCAAGGAACTGGCGCATTGACCGTTGGAACAATCTAATTTGTAAATTGTTGCGTATATTCGCAACATGAACACGATTACAATCGGGGGTGTTCGTCACCCCCTTTTTTTTAACATGCGCGCCATCGAAAACATCATGGCCGAATTTGATTTGGAAGATTTCACGCAGTTGGGCCAAAGTATGTCGGCCAACAACATTGCACATTCATTGAAATTTGCGCGAGCATGCGCCTATTTTGGAATTCAATCCGGATACAAGAAACAACGCGAACAATTTCCATTTGTTGACATTGATGATTTTGCGGATGCAATTGAATCGTTCAGCGAAATTGAACCCGTGATTGTTCAGTTCACCACGGCGGTTGAAGAATTTTTCAAACCACGACCAGGAACATCCGAAGCGGTGGGAAAGTAGACGCGGCCACATCATCGGAATCATTGACATTTGACCGGTTGCGCGAAATTGCATTTGGTGAAATGGGAATGGATGATGATGCGTTCGATGAATGTCATCCAAAACATTTTCGATTGCGGTTGTTTGGAATGCGCAACGCCCAGGAACAACAATACCGGAATCAATGGGAAACATCGCGATGGATGGCCGCAACCATGATTTCACCACATTTGAAAAAACCAATCAGCCCGCAAAAGTTAATGCGATTCCCGTGGGAAAAATCCGACCATGACGATATTGTTGCAAAGGTTACGCGTTACGCGGATATATTTGCGAAGTTGACACCGCCCGCCGAAGCATGAAAGCAATAAACGCCATCTATAATGTTTTATCCAACAATTCCGCATTGACGGCCGTTGTTGGCACAAACATCAACCCATTGCGCATTGTTCAGGGTGTGCCATATCCGGGCATTACAATTCGTGTTTCAGCGGTCACACCGCATCCATCTAAATCCGGTCATTCAAAAACCGATTGGGCAAATGTGGAGGTGAATATATATGCAAAGACATACACGCAATGTGTTCAAATTGCGGATTTAACACGCACCGCATTGGAGATTGCAACGCCGGCCACATTTAATGGGGTTTATACATGGGAAATTGAATACATCAGCGAATCACATTTGACCGATGACAATTCCGAAGAATACGGCATTTTTCAAATAATTCAGGATTATTCAATTAGTTACAACCGATAATGGCATTAAGCGCGATTAATATTGTTTTGAATGCGGTCACCGACCTATTCAATAAAAATGTAAAGCAAGCGGCCGACACGATGGAAAAATCGTCGGCCCAAATGCAAGCGAGCGCAAACAAAGCCGGGCAAGCGATTGAACAATCATTGGGTTCGGGCCAATTGCGTCAAAAGATTGCATCAGTTACGGCGGAGATTGACGAACAAAAGCAAATCACCCGTGAATTCATGGCCGATTTGGAAAAGTTGCGACAAAAGCGCGACACCATGTCGAAAATGGATGTACAAGGTCAAAAGCAAGTTCGCAAAGAAATTGAACAAACCAAAGCGGCGTTGAAGGATCAATCAATGGCCGTTTCTGAATTAACTGCAAAAAAACAAAGTTATACCCAGCAATTAAGCCAAACAAATCAAACATTGGGCGGAACACGCGCAGCGTTGAACGGATTGGCAACATCGTTTTCATCAGTTAGTTCAATTATTGCCATTGTTGCGGATGACAACAAAGCATTGCGCAACACATTGATGGGATTGAATGCGGCGTTAAATTTTAGCGCGGCAATCATGCAAGTCAAAGACCTACAAGAACAATTTGGAGGTTTGACACAATTTTTGAAAAATCCGTGGGTTGCGGCTACAATTGCAGTTGGCGCAGCAACGGCCGCGATTTATGCATATTCAACGGCGGTTAGTGCATCGGAACAAATTCAAAGGGATGTCGCCGATTCTTTGACACAAGCGGAAAATTCAGCGCGCAAAAACGCGTTGACATTGACCGGATATTTGGAAATTGTAAATGATGTAAATCAATCGGAAATTCGAAGGCGTGGCGCATTGTTGGCATTGAAAGAAGCCGGCATTGCAGTTGACGACATCAACATTAAAACGGCCGAAGGTTTGCGGGTATTGAATGAGCGCACAAAAACCGCGATTGCATTAACAACACAAAAAGCAATTGCAGATTTGGCAGCCGCAAAAATAGCGGAAATCGAATTGCGCCGGATTGAAAGAATTAATGAAATCAATCGAAAAGGTGCATCGTTAATGGGGCAATTTTTGGCGATGACAACCGCCACAAATGCCGCGCAAAATGAAATTGCCGCCGCAAATAATGAAGCCGCCGCCGCAACGCAGTTGTATAAAGACGCATTAGCGGGTGCGCAAAATCAAATTGCCATTTTAACCGCGCAAACAAATGATGCAAAAGACGCGCAAAAGAATTTCAACAAGGAATTAAAAGACACCGCAAAAGAACAAAAGGAGATTGCGGCAAGTGCGGAAAGTGTTAAAAAGGCGCAATCCGATTTGATTGATTGGTTGGACAAAAAGCGTTTTGAAGGTGCCGAAAAAGCAAAGAAAAAAGCGGCCGAAGATGCCAAACAATTAACCGGTGCAAATCTAATTGCCGGCACGGCGATTCCGCCGGTATTGGTGCAAGTAAAAATCGATCCAAAATCCTATTCACAAATCGTTCAAGATTTCCAAAAATTAACCGAACAAATATCAGGCGCGGCCGAACAATTGGGCGTTGATGTTGCGGTTGCATTTGGTGAAGCATTGGGCGGTGTGATAAGTGGTCAAGGAAACATATTGGCCAATTTGGGCGATACAGTCATCATGGCGTTGGGCGCATTTATGTCACAAGTCGGAAAGATGTTGATTGCCTATGCCATCAGTATTGAAAAACTCAAAACGGCATTTGCAAGCCCACAAGAAGCATTGGCGGCGGGTGTTGTGTTGGTTGCATTAGGTGCAGCCGTTAGAAACACAATGAAGGCCGGCCCAAGCGTTCCGGCGTTTGCCGATGGTGGTATTGTTAGCGGGCCAACATTGGGATTGATGGGTGAATATCCTGGGGCGCGTTCAAACCCTGAGGTCATCGCCCCATTGGATAAATTGAAAACATTAATGAAGTCCGACCAATCAACCGGATATGTCGCACAAACGCACATCAGCGGTCGCGATTTGGCGATTGTTTTGGAACGATACAACAAAGATTCACGACGCGGATAATGGCACGAAAATACTACGGTTCTTTTTTTTCAATTACAAATGTTGAATATCGCGTTGAATTATGGGATGCGCCATTAGGTTCGTCAAGTGCGGGCGATGAATTGACATTGGCCGGAAACGGAATCAGCATCGAACGACAGGGCGAATCAGATTCGGTTTATTCAAATTTTATACGACCATCACGGGCGATTGCGCAATGGGTGATGCCGGATCAAACAACATTGGATGATTTCATCGGCATTCAAACCGAAGCGGAAAACGCATGGGCGATGTTGATTTATCGCAACAATTCATTGATGTATGTCGGTCGCGTTTTGGCCGACCAAATGACGCGGTTGAGGGAATCTATTCAAAGCAAACCAATCATTGATTTAGTGGCCGTTGATGGCCTTGAATTGATGGATGGTTACAAGGTGGAACCCGGGTGGTTTTCCAATGGTTACATCACCGTCAATCAATTGTTCAGACGATGTTTGGACACATTGGAATTGGCGGATTATTGGGTGATTAATGGAACATCAAACGCATATTTGTATGACGGTACTTTATTACATGAGGCCAGCGCATTGCGTTTGGGTTTTGACATGTATAAATTGAATGAGTACACATTTTTGCAAAATTTTGATGCATTTACCGATGTCAAAACAGTTGACATCGATGGATGGCAAGTTCAACCAAACTATATCAGTGCAAAAGAAGCGTTGGAAAATGTATTGTTGATGTTTGGTGCCAGGTTCACGCATGAGAATGGCGCATATTATGTCATTCCGTTCAACGCTTATGACAATGTCACATCAATTAATTTGCGTCAATATTCCTATACGGGGCAATATATCGGGACGGCAACCTATTCACACCGCCAAACGATTGGAAACGATGTGCGACCATTATGGATGGCCAAACCGTCGTTGTATTATCAACCGGCAGCGCAATCGGTTACAATAAACACGCATCGTCAAAATTTAGCAATCGAATCACGCACATACGCAAATAAGGCAACCACAACGATGACATTGGTGGCCACGGATATTCCAACCGGTAGCACGCCGGATTCCGCACCAATGCGCATTCGATTCATGGCCAAATCCGAAAAATTGACGGTTGTATCCGGTGGTGTCACTTATGTTGAAGACATCACGGATTTATTTTATACTATAAAATTGACTGATGGGGCGGGTGGCACAATGCATTTGGATGGAAACGGTTATTGGGTGTCGGGTGTTCCAACACCGGAATTTTTCCGCATGCAAACCAAGAATGTGCAAGGTGGTTGGATTACATCGCAAACGGAAAAGGTAGTTACAACCGCGCCGGCCGGTTACGACACATTGACCATCACGATGTATGTGTATGGATTTATTTTGCCATATTCATCACCAACCAAATGGAAAAATGGATTGTTGCAATTGAAAGATTTTTGGGGATCGATTCAGGTGGCGTTTGCGGATGCGTCACCATATCAAAACCCGGATTTCACATTTGACATCACCGAAGTCACAACGGCATCATCGGCGAATTTGATTAATAGCGTTCCAATTGTTTTAGAGCCAAATTATTATGTCGATTCTTTGAAATACGGCATCGGGAATTGGTTGGTCAATAATGGCACAACCGATGTTTTGGGTTCGGATTGGTACGGCGGATGGGATTCAATAACCCACGGAACAATCACCAAAATGTTGGGGTTGCAGATGGCATCGATTTACGCCAATTTTGTACCGGTGGTTCGTGGAACATGGATTGATTCCGGAACATACACGGCCATCAAAACTTTGTATTTTGACAATTATGCGTGGGTATTGAACGGCGTGAAATGGGATGCCAGGTCGGAACAATGGGATGGTGAATGGATTGGTGTTTCACCGGTTTATACATTGACAACATCATCCGGTGAAGGTTTGAAAACCGAACAACCCAAAACCAACAATTTGTTGAATCGTTTGAACTACATTGAAAGTGCGGTGAGCAATTTGAATGTCATCACGGCGGATTCACAACAACAAGTGTTGGAATATCTTATCAACGAGGCCGAAGGCGCACCCGCATCACAACCAACCGAGAACACCCGTTGGGAAGTTATGTTGGAATATGTTGATTCAACCGAAGAAGTTCGATGGCATGTTCAGGAACACAACGCATCGGTGACATACACGGCCGGAAGCCACACAATAACAAACGGTTATGAACTGATTTTGTGCGACACATCCGGTGGCACCGTGAATGTCGATTTGCCGGATCCGACATTATCAAAGGGCAAAAAATACTATTTTAAGAAGTTGACGAACCCACACACGGTTGTCATCACCGGAGGCGGTGCGGATATTGATGGTTCACCGACATTGGTGTTGAATCAATTATATCAAGCCGCTCAAGTGATTTGCGATGGTACGCAATGGTGGGTGATATAAATTGTTGCAAATGTTTATTGCCGTGATGTTATTTTCGAATCATTATGGCACAAGCAAGCGCAGACATCATTGCGGGTTCACAAGGATTTGTAAGACACGGGGCGGCAACAGTTACCGGTGTTAGTTACGACGCAGTAATACCCCAAGAAGATACGGTATTCACATCGTTCACCGTTACGGCGGAAAACGGCACGGCAACCAATGTACTAAGTGCACGCGGTATGTCGGGCGTTACTTTTAAACAGGGCGCATTTTTGCCCGCCGGTAAGGGTAACAAGATTACTGGCTTTGTTACTTCGTCGGGCAGCGTAATCGGTTACTAATGCGCAGAATGGGCATAGGGTTGGGCGTTGGAATCAATCGTTCCAATTATGCCCAAGGGAT